TCAGTTTTAATTTTATTAGATAACAATCCATTTACTTCTATTAAGTATGGTGGAACAACTTATGTAAATGTTTACTCTGAAGATCATCAAAGAAAAGCAGGAGACATAGTAAGATTTAGAGGTTTCCCTGAGGTTATTACTGCCGGAACAGGTGGAGCAGATGCATATAACTTACAACAATTTAGACAAATTCAAACATTTGATAACGTAAGTGATTTAAATAATGCAAATGGTTTTACAATAGCTTTAGGTCAAATAAATTCTGCAGGAGTTGTAACAGGGGCTACTACTAATGATTCTCTTACAGATCCAATAAATTATTTTTATATAACAAGTACTAGCACTGCAACTCAAGGTGAT